ATCTCTATGGGAATTGCAACCCTTAGTACATCGTTTCCAAACGAATTATTCCAGTCGATGTCGCCTGGGTTAAGGGCGGTGATGTCCTGTAGGCCAGGGACAAGTGCCTCCCTTGAGCGTGGCTTTGGCGGCACCGACGCAGATGATGACTGAGATCCCTCTGACTTAGGGTCGATCTTCCAGTACAGAATCATGCTATCGCATGTGAACCAGTCGCTTAGAAGCTTCTTGGTGAGGGCGTAGAAGTCCCACTTCCTTTTGATCTTTGCGAGCTTTACCTCGAACGCAGAGAACTCTACCTCGTTCTCATTTCCACTGGAAACTTCTGGAGCGCAGGCGATGTTGAAGCCTGATGTAGTGAAGTCAGTCTTGACTCTGACCAGTCCCTGGACTAGGTCATCCCTCTCTGACCACTCCATTGATCGTCGAATCTGCGTGTGCTTGGCCGCAGGGGTGGCGTCATTCATCAAGCGATCAAGAGTCGTCTTCCTGATTCTTGTGCCGCTGCCTCCTGTACTGCTGCCGCTAGTGAACGCAGTGTCGACAGTGCTGAATGCGAACTCCCTGATGGGTACGCCCATCATTTCGATGGCACCGACTTCGGCTGTCTCTTCAGGCTCGTCTATGATGATCTTACGCAGGTCTGCCATTGAAACTCTCTCCACTAATGTTTCGTGTAGAGGATTTATCGGCAGCTTATTTATATTGGGTCAATAGAAATTGCTAGATCAGATCCACCTTGCCTTCCAGGCATGTCCTTGCCGCTCAGTGCTTTAAGTATAGAGTATGCAACGAACGAGTACAGTAATCCGTATGCAGAATCTTTTTTATTCTTGGATTTAAACTTGTACATTCCGTATGTGTCTATGGACGGCGACTTGTCTTTGTGTCTAGCGATGTCAACTTGGATTAACTGCTCAACAGTTATGTCCATCTCGGCACGTATCACATCAGCCTCTGCCATTCCTTTCGCTCTGTTCAGATACTCCCTCTTGGCACCAACGTCCCACGTACCACCAGCCTCTTCCCATCCGTTCCATCTTCCTGGGAGTATGATGTTTCCAGTGGAAATAGCATCCCTCATAGCTCTATGCATTCTGTTTACTATGACGCTATCAGACGCCATCTTGCCCCACAGTGCATTAATGAAGAAATCTCCACGCTTGAACGGAACCAGTATATTGTCACCTATCAATCCATGTGGATCTCCAAGCTCGACCATTGGAATGACTGACTCTATCTTTCCTCGTATCGGTATCTCTGTCTTCCTGAGTTCATCCCTGACGAACAGTCCACCACCGCCTGGATCGTAGCACACGAACGAAAACTGAAACTTCTTGTGAAGCTCTTGGATTATTCCTGCCATGTGTTCAGATTGAATGTTGTTCTTCCGAATTGTTAGGCAGTGCTGCGGCGGTTCTGACAGGTCGGATATCTTGAGTACAGATATAGAGAAGTCATCTGCACTAGACTTAGTGTGATCAGATCCACCCCTTGCTGTATCGTACCCGGCAACGTACATGTCGTTGTCGCTGCGTCTTTGCAGCAGCATGGGAGAGTTCTGCCTCCGTCTAGCATCGATGTCCTTCGACGAATAGAAAGACATGGAGTCCTTCTGCCACCTGCCATCAATCTCTGACTTCACTACGCCATCAGGGTTCGTGGTCTGCATGGTGAAGATTGTTCGACGATCAACGAACGCCTGGAACTCCTTCTTGTTTACTGGCACGTGCCGGTAGTTGGATGTAAACCGCGCGTAGTCCTTATTGCCCCTGGCTATGTTTGAGTCGATACTCTTGACTAGCGTGTATGACCTGTCATGCCTGAAGCCTGGGGTTGACATGCAGTGTATGTGGTTCTGCATTATCTTGTCATCTTGGTAATCCTTCAACGCAGTGACTCGACCGAATAGCGTCTTGGTGAGTGATGCTATATTAAAGATTGTCCACTCGTCGAAGTACCCATCGTGCCAACGCTCTGATCTCAACCGCTCACTATCCTTGTCGAAGTTGGGAGGCAACGCCCTGATGGTGGCACCTCCCCTGAAGTGGATCTCCCATGCCGAGGTTCCGTGCGTGATCCTTGGCCTGCCCTGCTGTGTCTTTACGCAGCTTCTGAATATCTTGGATGACGAGTACCATCTGTCATAGTTCTGAAAGATCAACTGTCCCTGACGGAACGTACCTGAGATGATTCCTGAGATTCGATTAGGAAACAGGCAGGATCTCAGTGCAGATAGCAGTCCAAGAGTAAAGGACTTTCCAGTGGAAAATCCTGAGTCGTCCATAGTGAAGTGGGTAGTCCACATCTCTGCGAGCCTAAGCTCCTGATGCGGAGGGAGCTTTACGTTCAGTATTACCTTCGCTGCCAGAATCGGATCATGTATGAAATCGTCAACCATCATCGCAGTTAGCCTGTTGTCATTCCTCCATGCGTGACTAGTTGCCATCTTCTTTTGCCTTTCCATCTAGTGGTAATGCGTACTCGCTGTTCAATTCATACCCAAAGAAAAGGGCGACTTGATGCGGGTCCTCAGGCAGGTCTGCCCCTGAGTCTAAGTGCTTCTGTGCAACATCTAATGCCGTTACGGTATCATATCCAAGTGACTGAAGCAGGTACTGTAGGTCCATTGGAAAGTCTAGGACAGGTGCTAGTGCTATGGCTGCATCACTGAACATCCTCCTCACGCCAAGGCCCTCTCTTGCTTCCTTCTCCTTCATGTACGAGTCGTGAATCATCGCCATCGACTTCTCGTCGTCGCTTAACTCGAATGCTTCCTTCTCTGGTAGCTGTTTGCGAAGGGATTCGAGGTTACTTATGAGTCTGGTCTTCTTGGAGTCAAGCTCCTTAGTCAACTCTCCCCTAGTCTGGATCATGTAACAGGTAAGCCAGTTTAGTTCAATCTCTGTGATTATGATCTGGTGGCACAGGAAGTATGCGGTCGGATCTCTGTAGTAGCCTGAGTACTGCTCGTACTGCTCAAGGTAGTACTTCCTCTCGGCTTCAGAATATGAGTCTGGGGCTACGCCAGGTGGAGTGATCTCTATGACAACTCCAGTTTGCTCAAGCTCCGAATTACCACCCTCCGTTTGATTGTTTCCACTGGAAATAGGTTCGTGGATATCGCTCTGCGTTACCGGGGTGGCGACCGTGTCTCCTTCTGCGTTTGTTGAGAACTCTATGTCCGCCCCTCTTCCAGAGCATGACCCGCACAGGGTTTTGTCTTCGTCTTTTATGTGCTTGTTCTTTCCGCATTTTAAGCATACGGTTAGATGCTCGCATTCTAGTTCTTTGCATATTGCTGGCCTGTTATCGAGGGACACCATGTTGCATTTCTTGCATACTGCCTTGTATGAGCAGATGTTTTTCTGTTCAGCCATCGTAGTATCCCTTGCTAACTGCGAAGTAGAAGCCGATGTTTATGGCATCGGCTATGTTCTGCTTGACTCCACCATCAACAATCAGTGACGACGTTGGATTAAACGAAGTTATAAGCTTGTTGGCAGTCTCGACTGACCATGGCTTTGCCTTCTTCTTGCCCCTGTGCTTCTCCCAATCTATTGGAAGGCACATGTCCACTGTCTTAGTGCTGAGGAGTACACCCACTATGGCGTATGCTACAGCGAACACCTTGAATACTGACTGTGCCCTGGCTGCAAGCATCTCCTTCTTAAGGGTCTTGACTCCGTAGATTGTCTGAGGCGGCTGCTCAATCACTATGTGATCAAAGTCATCTTTGATGGTAAGGCTTAGTACTGACTGGGCTATGTCCCTTGCTCTGTCGTGTATCCCTTCTGACTTCGTCCTTGGCCGTATGTTCTTTGCGTAGTTGATGCCTTCCCTGCCCATGCCTCGTATCTTGAATTCCCATGAAGCAACGCCGGTGTGCTTAATGCCTGGGTCTATAGATAGTATCTTAGTCATCACCGAACCCCCATGTAATCTTGCGTTCGCTTCTCGCCCTCTTGTACTGATACTCAGTCATGTACTCAGGGCGAGTAAGTGCAGCATGGAATCCGTGAGAGATCTCATTTACTGTTGCTGGAAGCCCAAGCTGACTTAGGGAGTCGGTCGTGTCCCTGATTGCATCCTCCGCCTTCTTTCTTTTCTCTGGTGAAGACTTGTCCCATCCTCCATTCTTCATGAAGGCTATGCCACGGTTGTAGTATTCTCTTAACTCCCACGGGTTACCGTCTTCTCCAACAATGCCCTCTGTCAGCATTGTGCCGAACATCTCCATCGCCTCGAAGATCATATCATTGCCGAGATCGTAGTTAGATCTCCAGGCTATGTCGCACTCCCTTACTGTCAGGTACTTCTTTCCTTCGTGCCTCTTCTCAAGTGCGTCGTTCATACATGTGGCTATGCTCCAGCCAAAGTTCAACGCATACTCAATCGCATCCTTCTCGTATATCTCATGGGCCTCTGTGAGATCGAGGTCTGCTTCTCCTCGCTTATATTTCCTGGGGCCAGCCTCTTGTAGCCTTGGCTTGTTCGCTGATGGTAGGTCTGAGATTTCCACTGTAAACTCCTGATCTAATTGAACGGGTCGTCCTGCTCTTGTGAGTGATCGAAATCACTGAATGGATCGTCACTGCTTTTTGATGGCAATGAAGACGTGTATGACTCTGTAGTGTTAGCTCTCCTTGAAGCCTTTCCTACGTTTAAGAATACTCCCTCTAGCATATCCGCTATCTCTTGGTCCTGCCTCCATCTCTGCATGAACAGGTTGAACTTCTTTGTTTTCTTGTATCCCCACCTGCCGCTGGTTATAAGATTGAATCCCTGTAGAGTGGCTATGTTAGACCCTAGCCACCTAGATCTCATGTCTATTTGCTCTTGAAGATCCCTCTTCTTGACAGACTCTAGCTGTTCGATGAGCAGAAGTATCTGACAGAAGTGATTGCCATCCCTGAAGAATTGATTGGAGGAGTCCTTGGCCTGCTTGATAGTCTCCTCGAATACTTCCCTAATCTCATCGAAGTCAGACAGTGTCTTTCTCTTTCTGTTCTGATTGGACTTCTGGTGAAGCA